CGGGCAGTGTAGTTCTATCAAACACACCATTTAACAGTGAAGATGCTATTCAAAGCTTAAGGCCCTCCCCACTCCTTTTTGTTGTCAGATTCCTAGGGTTACCTAGCCCCCCAATCGGATGTTGGGTATTGGTCCTGGGCTGAAGTGCCTGATCAGGCATCAGTCTCCACCAAAATCTCAAGAACCGGGTGGTCCATGAGAAAAGGTATCGACTTGATGTTCCTGATATAATCGCGGACAGAATCAAGCTGTTATTGGCTAATGCCATAAACCTTGCAAAATTGATGATACGTGTCAGGAGTTGCCTTGTGCTACTTCTCGACATGGAACTTGTTCCAGTCGTCTTGTCGTGGTTTGGCAGCCTTATCGCTACCCAACAACTCAAGCACTTTCGCAACCGCCAAATTGACCAAAGGAACGTGGTTGACGTCTTGCTTGAAACCCAAACACACGCCATGCAACCACGCCGCACCATCAACCTGATGCTGTACGGAATAGAAAGTTTTGGCTAAGAACCTGCCAGGTTTGGGTCCCCAAACTCTACCAGATTCTGTCCTCCAAAACCTTCCTGAGCAAAATTCAATTAGATCGGCGTCATAAACCAGTTTAACTTTAACTTTGAAACCTAACCTGCGTCCTGTCTACTCAACTATTTCTTCATAGTTGTCAGGTAAATCCTTCTTTCTCAAGGCCTATACCCCATCATCGCCGTTACCCATCGCCTTTGCCGACGAACCGATAACCAATGACGCGCAAACGAAACACCAAACCGTCATGATAAGGGCCAAAAGTGTTGCTCGAATAGAAGTGTCCTGATCACCTGATCCCGCGGCACCTTCCCTCGAATAAGTATGACCATGACTAGTCCTTCCCTTGGTAATCAACTGTTCCTCCAGAACAATCATACCATCGGGAGGACAGCCTGCCAACTCGTGTAACTTATTGACCTCCTTCTTACCATCAACGGACACCGAACCATCCATACGACTGATGTCAAGAAGCGCGAAAACATCATAACCTTCTGCTTCCCTATCAGTTATCCACTAACCGGTTTGCTCACAAGTCATGCCAGAAGCCCAAACAATCGTTGAGTTACCGACGTAACCTGCAATGAGACGAACACCTCCATTAAAGATTTTGCGAAGTTGTTCACCCCTGGCTTTCATCCAGGGACCCAAAACAACATTCACCAAATCAGTGTTACCTTGGATTGGGCGCGGATCGAAATCCTCCGTTCCCATTGGTCCACTCTTCAGCTGCTTCTCGCGCTTAATGAATGTCTTGTGAATACACTTCCTTTTCAGGGTTGGTATGTCGGGACACTCCCTCCACTACTTATACGCTAAAGCCTACTGCTTACGGCGAGCTTCTGGATATCTTGAATTCCATAACTCAAACGGCTAAGCTCTTACTATTTATTTCAAATAACCCTCCTTGTCCAGGTCAATGAATGCTTAAACCGCCTTCCTCCACTCTCCTTGTACGGGTTCATACGGATTATTGAGGATTCGATGCCTAACAGCACGCTCCTCGTTTTCCGGGGTATCAGCAACCACAACTGGGATGCAAGAAGCTATACCTAACCCCTACAACGTGGCACCTCCAAAGCGCATCTTTCTCCAATTGTAACCAAATTAGAAAGATGCACCAAGCTTAGGGTCCATCGTGGCACGGGCTGCTTCATAAGCCGGCATGGTATAGTTACTCGCTTTGCCACCAGTTATCAAACTAGCATTGGCAGCAATTTGCTGATAACGTAGATTCTACTACAGTTCCTTACTCATTGTCAATCCTTAATCCACTACCTGACCAACCACATGTGGCCTAGGTTGAGGCGTTGTCAGTACCGCATCATAAACACGGGACAACCAAATGTAAGGATGATGGTACCAGTACGTCGATACAGGCTGGAATTTAAGCAAACTATCGTGTAGATGCTTAGACACCTAAACCTTCTAAACCAGCGGCTGCAACAACATAGTCTCCTATTCATACGTGGCAATAAAACCTAGAACAGAGGCGTACATAATAATGTCAGGCCTCTCCACGAGTGGAATTTTCTTTTGGTGACACATCTCCTTAACGGTACGGACAATGATTTGGAACGTATCCTGATTTCGCGGCGAGAACATCGCTTTGATGCAGGCTTCAGAGATGGCCCACTTAGGAACCACCACGTCTCTACTTCCTCCTCGTACAAGTACGCAAGTTCCCCACGGCAATGTGGTCATACTCACGCACGGGACTTCCAGATCCAAAACTTCCCCGAGGTTGGTCACCTCAGGCTCCCCGTAGTACTCGTCATTTGTTAACTACAAGTGCTTGCTAACTGGATCATTCTAGACAAAGCCCTCACATTTCTCAAATTTGTATATGACAGAAGTACCAATACTCTTTAACATATACCAAGTGAAAGTTTGCTCATGATCGGTGCACACACTTCCTTTCCTCATCCATCCAAGTGCCGAATGGACATACGAAACAGAACTGCCTCTAACCACCATTTCTACCTGTCCATCGGAACGAACCTGGTATTTAGCCTCACCATCGTATAGAATACCATTGGCATTCTTAAAATCATGGACGACGGCGACCATAGGGGCTTTCGAAACCAACACACTGATCTCATATGTCGTCAAGTAATACAAGGAATCTACAGAGAGCCAAGTATCAGCATGAGAACAACCACAATCAGTTATGTTGTTTGGTAAGGCATGGTCACAATACATGAATGCATCAGACTGTTCGAAGCGGGAAAACCTCGCCACGTCAGATCCTGTCTTGACTGGCACAGCGCTCCAAACATTCGTGCGATTCATCTTGTAATGACGCAACGGGTTGCCACCAACGTCCACCACGAAACCACTGCAGTAGGATAATGCTAAGTCTTCCTTTAAGACTCGCTCACAGTGTAGCATCGGATGGGACGATGGGAGGGCGTTTTGACTTCCAACGATTTTTCTGCTTGGACATAGGTCCTACAGGTTCCG